AATCACATTTGAACGTACTCTTGTTATCTACATCAGTAGTTTCCACCGCAAATAGAAATCCCTCATCTTGCAAGCGAGGGTCATCAAGTGCCAATGGTGTGAAGTCCAACTCTCCGGCCTTCTTCTCAGACCACTGCAGATACACGTCAGCACCCAATTTGGCGTGTAACTGGTTAGCATCAGTCAGCACGTCCGCACCGACGGTTACAGTCACCACTAAGTTCGTGCTAATGCCGGTGTTTTTAAACATGTTGCCATTCACACTGCTGACATTGAGTGCAATCGCGTCCTGTCCGTCCTTACCTTTTGGCCCCTGGAAGTAAGCCCACGTGTATGCGCTGGGGTCGGTTGGGTCGGCCTCGGTAAAGTCGGAGCAAGTACCCAAATACGTGGCACCGATAGCATCGGACGTGCTGAATCCGGTGGCACCGTCTACGCTCTGCGCGTATGCCGTGTGCACGTACGGTGTCTTGCCATCCAACCCCGGCGTCCCGGCAGTACCAGTGGCACCGTCCTTGCCGTCTTGGCCCACGATGAGCGCCCAGTGGTCAGCGTACGCAACCGGGTCATCGCTGGGCACTGCTACCTTACCGTACACAATTGCCATGTATTTTTTGTCCGCTGGAAGAGCTGACATCCCAGTACCGGCAGCATCATCTGCATACCGAATCCATGGAAATGTAGTCTTGGGGAGCAGTGTGATTCGTTGATTCACTGCATCTAATGCTGCATTTGCTTCGACGTAAGCACGTTGTTCCGGGATATAGTTACCCATCACTGCTAGGCGAGTCATATCGCTACGGCTGGTCTTGGTTTCCAAGATGCGCGCGGAAAGATACTCACCTTCACGGTCATCTACCAGGTGCAGCGTGTCGCCAATCTTTGCCCCATCAGGTAGTTTGGTCATGTCTACCTGATAGTTGTGAGCTGGTTCACAGTGCTCCTTAAGGTCATCCAAAGCCATGTCAAGCGTCTTGGATTGCACGTCGGAGAACAGCTTTGCTTTGCCGGCATTCAAGTCGGTAATGTCGCCGTTATCGGTATCAATCTGCTCATTGAGCTTTTTGATATCTGCGGTGTACTCAGCAATTTTCTTGTTGTACCCCTTAATCGAGGCGTTGTCGTTCGCAATGTATGTCTGCTGAGCCTTAATGTACTTGCTCTGTTTGGCTGCATACACATCTTGCTTGTCGGCCAGCTTCTGCTGAGTGGCAATCTGCGACTTCAGTGACTTGATGTGACTGTCAGTGCCACCCTTCGCCAGTTCTGCCTGCAGAGACTTCACTTTGGCTAAGTAAGCGGCTTTTTTCGCAGGGTAAGTCGAGTTCTGTTTCTTTTCGTATGCAGTGATACGCGCCTTACATTCAGCAATGTGTTTCTGTTTGGCCGCAATATAGGTCTTGGTCTTCGCAATGCTGGCGTTGGCAGAAGTGATTTTCTTCTTCTGTGCGGCGATGTCCTTGGTTTTGGCCTCAACTTTTTCGGGGTACTGGGCGTACTTGGGGTCATCAGTGGACGCCTGCTGTAGACCAGTCGTGTAGGTTTTGACCCGCTGCAACTGGTGGACTGTTGGGTCCGGGTTAGACTCGGAAAGGATTCGCGACCATTTTTGGACCGCAACCATGTCTCGCAAAATCCCGTCCGAGCCGAGCACGTACCGACCATCATCAGACTGCCAACTCATGCCCTTCAGAGTAATCGGGTTGCCATCGGCGTCTTGAACGTCCGACTTGGCCTTCACACTGGTAAAGAGTGAGTAGATGTCTTCAGTTTCGGTAATCTCGTTCACGTTGATGTCCGCAACGAGTTCGAGATTTGTCTTGGCCCCGCGCGCCTGATATATATCAATGTACTTGTGAATCGTGTGATCGTTGTCGATTTCGTATGCAAAATTCAGCTCGGCCCCAAACTCAGAAGCAACAGCTAACACACGCGCCAGTGCCGTCTCGTCATCAGAGTCGAACTTCAGCTTCATCGCCTTGGTTACCTGGTTCAGGCGCACTTCCCAGCCGCCGTCCCAGGTAAACTTTTCGATGTAAAAATCAATCGTGTAATCGTCATCAGCTTCGTACGAATCAACGGTCTCGTCGATGAGGTCGGCTCCGGCATAATCACCGGACAGGACAATCTTGCCTGCAGTCCGTGAACGTTCCTTTTGCATGATTTCCATGACCACTGGCAGATTGTTCTCATCGGTGTACATGATAAGATTGCCGGCAGTACCCAGGCGCCGCGCCAGTTGGATATTGTCCTTCTGGTAATTCAGCGTTGCGGTCAGCGTGCGGGATCCGGTGATAGTCTCATCGTCCAAGTCGTCTGTGATGTAGACACCATCTTTAATTGGTTCAGTGGGCACGGCCGCAATGAGGCGGCGCATTCTGTCCGTGATATAGTAATCCATTTATAGATACGCCTCCTCTAGAGTTAGATGCACTTTTGGCGGCTGAGCAAACTCGGACGCCGTGATTTGGATAATTGTCTCGCCAGGCGGCAGTTTAAAGCCTGCCCAGCCATTGCCGACTGTGTAAAGCGACGTTGATGCTACGCCGTTAACCAATAGCTTGCGGTGCTGTACGTCGAGTGTGACCACATCACCAGTGCTAAAGGTGTTTGGTACGTCCACATCCGCGGCCGCGTTGACCCAGGTAAACTGGCTATTTGACCAGAAGATGTTCATGCCGTCTGTCTTCATCGCGTAAGCACTCATCCAGGTAGTGGTGCCATCAATGCCGACCTCGTCCGCACCATCCATGTAGCAATCCCAGACAGCCGAAATCACGTCATCGTCGTACTTGGTTGGCGTGTAGTGGCCATTTGTTTTGCCAAATCGCCGCACCAGTACAGTCAGCAGCGTGCCGCGCCGCTTCAAGCGCACCTCGATAAAAGCTTTTTTCGGCGTCTCTTTTACCGTTTTGTTATACTTAGCCGGCTCCAACATGCGCGAAATGTCCTGCTTGGACACTCGTTTGCCTTCCAGATATACATCTAGCCACAAATCGTTTTTGAGCGGTGTACTGGAACGTACAATCGCAGTCAGGAAAGAAGTTCCGCCTGTCTCTGCCGTGGTCTCCAGACGAAAGCGGTCGCCCTTATAAATGCCCTGGAAATCAAATCGGTTGTGGTAGTCGAACCCACCACTCGCGTCCCCGGCGTAGTTGGGTTCTAGGTCGTAGTGTAGGCTGGGTCCGCCCCAAATAGGCTGCGCGCCTGGCATGTAAGTTTCGTCGGGGAATAGTGCCGCTGCCTCTTCAGGTGTGGCGTTGTACCGGAAACTGCCCTTCTGAATGCTGACGTGGTCTGGGTAGCCGTCCACTGCCGGGTAAGCAATGACGCCCGCGTTGAGTACGGCACCGTCCGGGGCTTCAGTCAGACTGTAGTGCATGGCACTCTCACTGGAGGGTGCGGGCACCGTATCAACCTCAGCAGTGTCGCCGAAGCTCAACTCGGCCCCGGAGTCAGTGCTGAGGCCCAGGAATCCGTTGTCGCTCTGCATGGTGGCCTCGATGACTGGATAGGTCGCGGCGGTACCGTTATTGGTTACCGTCATTTCGCCGGCACCATCATCGTCAAACTCGACTGGATCCACCGCGTGAATCATATCGTCCGGGACCGTGAACTTGATGGTCAGGTCACCAACTATGTTTGTCTCAGACATGGCAGCGTCGCCTTCAACAACGGCCAGGTAGTATTTATCTGGTTCGTCACCGAAAATTAAACGAACGGGTTCACTACTGTACAGTGCGGCCGCGAGTTCTCTGCGCTTGTTGATGAGATTATTCAAAATTGTCGCCGACACGTTGATGGTGCCGACGCCTGCAGCGTTGTACTGGAAAACCTGACCATCTGCCCGGCCAACCTGTTGCAGGGTGCTAATTCGATTCTGACCAACGTTACGTTGTACGTCATAAACATCGAGCCACTGATTCAGCTCAATGCCATTAAACAGCACACTAAATGCTGGCACTGGTAGCTCACTCATTAAAACACCCCATTTCTACGGTTCATCATTCTTTGTGCTTGATTCAGTTCCAGCTGAATCTCTGGTGCAATCGCGTGCGCCATCTCTCGTTTATTTAAATCAGTGTGGACG